AATTGTTCACCTATTTCATCTCTCATTAATCTTGATGGTGAGTGTATTCCAAAGAATGATTTTATTGAACTAGTAATTTTGTTTCCAACTTTTTTAATAGTATTGGTTACTATGCTACCAAAGTTTAACATACCATTTAAAATCCCATTTAATATATTTTTACCTAATTGTAACCAATCAGTATCATTTATAACTGATTTTATTTTATTCCAAAATCCAGTTATTACATCTTTTGCTTTACTTGTAATTTTAGGTATGTTTTCTACTATTCCAGAACCCATTTTAGCCATAAGTTCTTTTGCAGCATCAACCATTTGATCCTTCAAATTTTTAATGCTATCTACTAAACTTTTAACTATTTCAGGTGCTTTTTCAATTAATTTGGGTAAAGCCAATATTATACCTTTTGCAAGTTCAATAATTAATACTAATGCAACTGCAATTATTTTATCTAAATTATTTGTTATAACATCAACTATTTTAATTACACAATCAACTATTGCAGGTATCATTGTATCTAAATTATCAGCAATACCACTTGCTATTGCTAGTACTAGCATTAATCCTAATTCAATTATTGTAGGTAAATTTTGTGTTATAAATTCAACAAATTTATTAATTAATTCCCCTACTGCTTTTCTTACTGCTTCTGTATTTTTTGATACATAATCAAATAATTTATTAATCATATTAGTAATTGCAGTTAATAATTGTGGTATTAGTTTAAACAATAAATTTGATATTTGTGGTATTATTGTTTCAACTAATGTAACTATACCATCTAAAATATGTGGTGCTAGTTCCACTACTGCTTTACTAATATTTGTTGCAAGATTAGTAAATACTTCTGCAAGTTGTTCAGGACTACCACTACCATTTAAAAAGTTATCTAATGCTGCTTTTGTTTGTGTTAATGAGCCACTAATTGAAGTACTTAATTGTTCTTGTGCTGCACCAGCAACACCAACCATTTTTGTATAATCAACAAGTGCTTGTTCCATATCAGCATAATTGCCCATTTGATAATTAGTAGCATTACCATTAGCAGCATTCCATTCATTAACTTTATCAATAACTTCTTGCATACCTTCTTTAGAACCTTTAATACCCAAACGAAGGTTATCTAACATAGTATAATTTCCACGCATTACAGCAGCCATTGCCGTTTGAACACTTTCTTGTGATACACCTGTTGCTGCAACTATATCTGCTTGTGCTGTTAATATAGCATTTGATAATTCTGCTGCTTTTTTAGTATCACCACCTAAAGCATTTTTTAATCCTACAGCATAAGTATTAACTTGGTCATAATATTGTGTTGCACTTAATCCCATTGTTTTATATGCTTGAGCAGCATTTTTTTCTACAATATCAAATGAACCTTCAAATAATCTTTGACTACCTTTTTGTGCAACTTCTAAATCAGCATAAGATTTAACTCCTGCTGCAATTGCACCTGTTAATGCACCACCTATTGCAGCAGTAACTTGTGCCATTTTTTTAACTACATCAACTGCTATATCGCCAACTTTTTTTAAAGTATCTTTGACTTTTGATAAATCAATTTTACTTGTTTCTTTTAGTTGACTATTCATATTTTTTAATGCACTTTCACTTTTAGAAATTTCTACACTTAAAGCCCTATAATTTTCTTTTTGTTCATCTGTTAGTGAATTATATGCACCCATTTGCCTTTGTGCTTCTTTTAAAGTTTCTAATTTTTCTTTTGTTGCTGCAATATTATTTTTTAATACTTCTTGTTTTTGACTTAATAATTCAACATTTTTAGGATCAAGTTTTAATGCTTGATTTAATGCTTTTATTTCACTATTTGTTGAACTAATAACTTTGTTAGTATCTTTTAAAGCATCATTGAGTTTGGTAGTGTTGCCATCAATTTCAATAGTAATACCTTGTATTCTTTTACTCATAATAAAAACTCCTTTCTAATAAATATTAAAAAAAACCTACTATTATTAAGTAGGTTCTTTGTAATACTTATTAAATAGATGTTGGTGTTTCGTAAACTGATGAAAAGAAACTATTGTAAGTTGCAGTATTATCGTTAGTTTTTTCAATAAATATTCTTACAAGTTTATCAGTTGCTCTTGGCATTGCTTTTATAGTTAATGTATCAGTTTTAGGTTCTTTACTTTCTTCAATTGTTGAACCTTCTGTATTTGGTCTAGTTAAACTACAATTATAATACCAATATCTTCTTCCTCTTTCATCACCTTCAATTTGAAATCCAAATGCAAAATTTTTAAATGTATCATTTGAAGTTTCAATATAAGCACCATTTGTATCAACTGTTTCACCCATTATTGCAGTTCTAATCTCATCAGGTATTAAAGCAATTTCTAAATCACCAGAATAACCTTGATTTGCAGTAGAACTATAATAAATATAGTTATCAGCATAAAAATCATTTGTATCGCCTTGAGGTTCTAATGATAAATTTACTGCACCCGGTACAGCAATTGGTGTATCATAAGTCCCATCACTTTTAATTGGTGCCATAACACAATTTGATAATCCAAATTTAACTTTATTTGCCATAATTATATTACCTCCTATATTTCATAAAAATTATGATAAATTTTTTCTTCTCTGTCCCATACTTCATCTAATTTAGAATATGGTATTTTATTTGTTGTTAATAGTGTTTCAATTTGTCTTTCTAATTCAACTTCTTTTTTTTCTGTTACAAGTTCTATTTCATAATCAAAAAACTGATAATAAGTTAAGCCATCAGCCCTAAATGTTGCAGGGCTTGTTTCTCTATATACTAAAAATGGTATTGAAATTTCCTTATCACTATCAAAATGATCGTATGCAACTGGAATTTCTAATGTTTTTAATATCGTATATAAATCTGCATGTTCTATCATAGATTAACCTCCATTTTTTATTATTTGTTCAACATCTTCTTGATATTTTCTTATACATTCTTGTTCAACAGGTTCTATATGGATTGTACCTTGTTTTTGTGGATTATAAGTACCCCAAGTTCCATATTGATTTTTTATAACATGAGGTTTTTCAAGTAAGTGAGTTAATTGCCAATCAGTAGCATTGTAAATAGTTGTATGAATAAAACCTTTACCTTTTCTTTTCTCAACTCTCCAACCTTTTCTATAATCACCTGTTTTTTTTGGTGAAGTTACTTTAAGTTTATTTTTTCCTTGTTCTGCAACTTCTATTGCAGCATTAGTGATACCTTCTTGAATATCTCTTGAATATTCATTAAGAATATCATTTATCTGCATTATTCCTTTTCTATTTGCCATTATATAGAAGATGGTTCATTTGCATAACCACCCATTTTAACTGAACATACCAAAACTATGTCAAACTTATTTTTAGGTTCTACAACTCTTATAACATTATATCTTTTATTATTCCATTCAATTTCTTGCTCACCATTATAATTAAGTTTTTTAATAACAAACTCAACTGATGGTGTCATACCAACTTCAACAGCATTATAATATTCATTTGTTCTAACTGATTGTATTTTTGCATATATCTTTTTGGAAGAAGTAAGGGAAGATATTTGATTACCAATATTATCTTCCCCAATACTTTCAGTTAATAAATATATTATTTCACTATATTCCATTATTACCCTCAGTTATGTATTCAGTTAAATGCCTTAATACATCTTTTTGAATAGAATAACTTTTAGCATACATTTCACTATTTGGTACATCAATAAAACTTAAAACATAAGTAATTATTGCAGTTTGAATTAAACTATCTTCACTATCAACTAAAGTACTGACTATGCCAATACTTTTTAAATCAAGTTGAGCAGCACTAATCCAAGTGTTTATCATAGTATCAAACTCATTATGATTTATGCCTTGAATTTTTTTTATTTCATCAAGTAATGTTACATCTTCTGTTTCTTCATCTAGCATAGTCCACCTTCTTTCTTATAAATTATACACTTTCAGGTTTGCAAATTTGAACAAATGCTTTATCAGCAACAATACCTAAACCAATATATTCTCTACCTAAAATTTCAACTAAATCTTCTTTTTTCTTTGATAAAGTATCAAGTTTGATTTCAATATCTTCACCATTTGGGAAGTTAGCAATTGCACCATGTCCAAAATCACCAACTATAGCATATACAGCATTTGCACTAGCAGCAGAATATGCAGGTAGTGAATTGTTAAATACAACTCTTAATCCTTCAAATGGATCAACACCATAACCATTAGCATAAGCAGCATTCTTGAATGCAGCATAAGTTAATTTGTTCATAACAA